GTCGCTGCACTTAGACGGATCAATAACAATGTTTGTTGTTTGACCAGTAAGAGCAGATTGCAAGTCGGCCACATTAATTGGTTGACCAGTTGATCCTGGCAGAATACTGGTAAAATAAGGAGCCTTCCCTTCCCAACCCTTACGCCACCAAGTATAAGGAACACGATAAATCTGATTAGCCTTGATCGCTCGCGGATCACCACCAAAGTAATTTACTAGTTTCTTTTGTAGACCATTCCAGTACGTCTTGTTCTTGCCAACAAGTTGTCGAGACTGGTCATCAAAAATCCAATAACACTGATAACCATTACGAGTATCAATTACCCAACTAGGCTTAACTGGAAAGTTATTAATAGCGTCAAGAAAGTCCTTCTTCTTTTTCATTACAACGCTAGGTTTAAAGTATTTTCCATCGCTGCCTCTACCAGCATCCATATCGCAAAAACAACTAGTAAACTGATTAATCGCATACATTTTGCGACCACCGTTTACATAGAAATAAACGTCTGATCCATTGGTATTATTAGCATTAATAGCCTCTGTAAGACGATCAGTATGACTCATGCTACTAATTTTCTTACGAGGATTACCGTTATAAACAAAAATATGATTTTGCTTAAAAGAATTCAAGAATTTTTCGCTATTCTTAATCGACGTATTATTGTTCTTATCAAAAGGATTAAAACCAAGATTATCGCTAAACATTATCTTACCTGTCTCTTCTGTGAACCTATATTGGGGTGGCAACCTCTACCACCATTAGCAATATAAAATAGCGGGAGGGAATCGAACCCTCTCAAATAGCGTGTGTATCATTCGATACCAGAGGCTATTATCTTAGTCCCCAGACTCCACTAATTCTTTTAATCAACCAGGGTACGAGTTGTCGTAATCATCCTCGTCCTCATAATCCTCATCCTCATCTTCGTCATCAAACTGATCCCAATAATCATCACGGATATCATAGTCCTCATCCTCATCATCATAACCAGCATACTCATCCTCTGAGAATGTTGCCGAATACAATGGCTTGAGAAGTTCTCCTTGATATTCACCAACCACAAGATATTCGCATGTGCGAAGTTTCTCACAGTTGCAATCACTAGGAACACTCACAACGTCCTTGGGATTAATTTTGACGATCACAATCTTGTCGCCGCTCTCAAGACTACCATAACCAGCAACATAATTCAATGCACCAGCATGAAGTCCGTTTGAACAACCACGACCGCGATCATCGTCCACCTTTGAGCGAGTCATCTTGCAAACATTACCAACGCTGTTGTCGAATACTCCACGATACTTATCCTTGTAGTCACCCCTAACTGCCTTATAAGCAAGGAAGCAACCGTCCTCAGTAATGGGCAGATGCTCATGCTCAAGGAAATCATACAGTTCCTTTTGACTCTGCATACTAGGATTATCCATAAGATTATTCAGGAAATTAACAAGGGGCTGAAAAGGCAGACCCTTGCTCATAAACTCCAGAATACGCTTACTGATACTACCATGAACAACCTCGCCCTCATAGGTGACTTGGCCGTTCTTAATCTCCACAAGACCATCACTAAAAGTAGCAACAGCCTTTTCCACATCCACAATCTCCAAGAGTTCATCAGCGTTTGCAGTTGGCAAAGCCTCAAGAATCATCTTGTAATTAATATGATCCGGCAAAACCTGATACGTCCTGTTATTAAGAACAAGCGTAAGATTACCATCAACCCACATAAAAGGAACACTCATTTGTTTTCTCCTGTTTTCCTGTGAAATCAACCTATAATTTGACCGAACTGAATCTTCAACATATTAACATCACTAATCGTAGTAGACCAACTATTGTTGTCACGATGGTAGTAACCTCTGTTTCCATCATTTTGCTTGAGAGGATTAATGTTCTTCAATTCTCTCAAATCACCACTAACCGGCGTGACACACATAATATACTTGAACATCGGATTGCTGTCAAGTTCCACTTTAATCGTTTTTCTAAGATCAGCGATCTTTGGAGCAACATACCCGTTGTCAGAATCTGCCTTCTTAAAAATTTTCTTGTATTGCGAAACCTTATTTTCTTCGTAGATACTATCAATGATACGATTGATCTGATTATAGATAACATTAGCATCTTTAATCTTGGCACTATCAAGACCATTGATTCCAAAATCGCTCAATAGTTTAGTCATGTGACCATAGTAGTCATCCTTATTAAACTTTTTGATATCAAATTCGCTACGATGAATAGTATCAGCAAAGAACTCCAAAGTCATCAGACTATCTAGAGTTTGCACAATATCCTTGTTATTGATAAAGTCAGCATACTCAAGTCCGAACATATTAAGCATATGGAATAGGAACTGTCGATCAATATTTCCTTGACCATACCCACGACTCATCTTGTCATCTGAGTTATATTCAGAACGACACTGTTCTACAAGATTATTAAATTGATAAATATCCTTGAACTTACTATCATTAAGTTTCTTCAAGCGAGTCTTGAACCAAGTGTTAAAATCCACAAGGTTGTACCCTTCTTTGATTAAACGATCCACCACCCCATGCTTGATAGCATAAATATTTGTATCATCAAATATCTTGTACTTCTCAAAGAAGTCTTTGTGACTATACAGATTATTAATGGTGGGATAATCAGTAGTAGCAGTAGCATATCTTAGGATAGGGATGTACACAATCTCATCTTCATTCTCTAGATCATTAAGACTCTCAACACTAAGACTGTGCATATAGGAAGCATCATTATAGTCATAGTTTAGTGGACTAGTATTCTTCTGATCACCAAAGATCAAGAAAATATCTTGGTCACTAACACTACCCTTACTACCCTTACTACCCTTGGCTTTAGGAGTTGACTTAATAAGATCACGATACTCTGACACATCTAGAATATTCTTTTCACCAACATCAGCAACAAGATCAGCAAAGTTATTCTTTACATCAGTATGATCTTTAGCATTAACAAGAAGATAAGCAAAACAATCGTACTGATTGCAATATCGAGTCACAATCTTTTTAGCAGTTTCTGCTGCACTAATATCACACCAGAAAAATCTAATCTGTCCAGACTTTTTGTTACTATTCCAGTACGAATATCCCTTACCAGTAAGAGTATCGTGATGGATTCGATCTGTCATATAAACCATGCGACGAGAACGATAACCCGATGTTCTATAGTTGAAAACATACAGATTCTCATCCTTCTTGAGTTTGTACTCAATATCTTGACCACTAGAAATAGTGTGGGTTTTACCAGCATGATCAGTCCAACTAGCACCAACTCCCCAACCACCAGCAAGATCATTCATCTGATAATAAGTGGTGATTGCTTCGATCTTGGTTTGAGAAGTAGCAATTTTGTCGCTAAAATTCTTCTTGAGTTCCAAGAAAATATCTTGGGTCTTTTCTCTAAGAGCCTTTACAACACCCTTGGTATACTGCAAACCCTCTCGACTAACATCCATTTCAAGTTCGCCAATACCAAAATCAAGTTCAAGATAAAGACCCTGATTGATGATTTCGCCAACAAAACTCTTCCACGAAGCAATATCAGCCTTATTGAAGGCACGATTCCACTTGGCAATATGATCTGGCGTTTCTGCCTTTTCCTCACCAATAAGATGAGAAACCTCAACAGGATACGCAATATTGCCCATCAGAGAAATAACGCCGCTCTGAATACGATAATAATTATTTGGAAACTTCATGTTGTCATTATTGAGTCGGCAAACACGCCACCCATCACCATCAATAACAACATTTCGCTGGCTATATTCCTTGGTAAAATCCCAATGAACGCCGCCATTAATAATGGGCTTCATTCGGAAATAATGAAAAACCCTAATAGCCTTCTGACTAAACTCTTGGAAATCATATTGCTTAACAGCAAAACTAATCTCCAGACCATTAGGCTCAGTAGTGTCTGTAGAATGAATAAGATTCAACGTAGGAACACCAGCATCATCAATAGCAGCAATATAAGTATACT